GATTACCTCCAGGTGCAACTGCAACTGATCTACTTAAAAATATAGCACAAGATTATGAAGATTTAGGATTTACTGCAGGAGCTTCACCACAAGGTACTCCACAAATTGAACCTGCAAGAATTGCTGCAGAACAAATGGAAAAGCTTCTTCATGATCAATTAGAAGAAAGTAAAGCAATTACAATTTTACGTCATGTATTTTTTGAAATGGTTTTACTTGGTACAGGAATTTTAAAAGGACCATTTACTGATTCTAAAACATATCATAGTTATGATTCAGTAGAAGATGATGAAGGTAATAAAAGTAATATTTATGTTGCTAAAACAAAATCAATACCATCAATTGAAGCAGTATCATGTTGGGATTTTTATCCAGATCCAAATGCAACTAATATTAATGATTGTGAATATGTAATTCAAAGACATTCATATAATAAACAGCAATTAGAAGGTTTAATTGGAAAACCTATGTTTAGAGAAAGTGCTATTAGAGCTTGTCTTGATATGGGTCCTAATTATCAAACTAGAGGTTATGAATCATCTTTATATGATAGAGAAAATGTATCTCAATTATATAAAAATAGATATGAAGTTTTAGAATTTTGGGGATCATTAGATAAAAAATTAGCAGATGAATATGATATTCCATATGAAACAGACAATGATGTTGTTAATGTTAATGTATGGATTTGTGGTGGTCATATTTTACGAATGGTTGAAAATCCATTTACACCAACTAGATTACCTTATTTAGTATCACCATATGAAATTAATCCATATCAATTTTTTGGAGTAGGTATTCCAGAAAATATGGAAGATTCACAAATGGTTATGAATGGTCATGCAAGAATGGCAATTGATAATTTAGCTTTATCAGGCAATTTAATATTTGATATTGATGAAACTTTATTAGTACCAGGACAAGATATGAAAGTATTTCCTGGAAAAATATTTAGAAGACAAAGTGGTCAACCTGGTCAAGCAATACATGGAGTTAAATTTCCAAATACTGCACATGAGAATTTAATGATGTTTGACAAGTTTAGACAACTTGCAGATGAATCAACAGGTATTCCTTCATACTCACATGGAGCAACAGGAGTACAAACTACAACAAGAACTGCAGCTGGCATGTCTATGCTTATGGGTGCTGCAGCATTAAGTATTAAAACAGTTATTAAGAATATTGATGACTATTTAATAAAACCTCTAGGAGAATCTTTATTTCATTGGAATATGCAATTTAATGATGAGGCTCCACAAATAAAAGGTGATCTGGAAATTAAAGCACAAGGTACATCTTCATTAATGCAAAAAGAAGTTAGATCACAAAGATTGATGACGTTTATGCAAACTGCATCTAATCCTTCTTTAGCACCTTTTGTAAGATGGCATACTTGTTTAAAAGAGATAGCAAAATCTTTAGATATAGATCCAGATCAATTAATCAATGATCCAGAAAAAGCTGCGATCTATGCACACATAATGGGGTTAGCAAATGGAAATCAAAACAATAATACCGCTGCTGGAGGACAAGGTCAAATGGAATCACCTATGTCAGTACCTCCAGGAGCTTCGCCAACAGATAGCACAGGAGCTGGAGGTAGCAACATCGGAACAGGCAATGTTCCGTTGCCAGGGGAAACTGGCTTTAGTGCGACAGCTACTCAATCTCCAAGAATCAATGAAACGCAATAAGGAAAAATTATAAATGGTAGCAAAATTAGTTTTAAATGAAATGGGTAATTATGAGTATGTAGATGATGTTACAACTCCAAAAAAACCTATTATTCCTAGTGTTGATGAGTTTGAAGCTTATGAAGGTACACAACAAAAAAATGAATTAGTTAGTGCACCATCAATAGGAGAACAAACTCAAAAAGTAATGAGAGAAACACCTGGTCAATTTAAAACTACATTTGATGAAAAGACAGGACAGTTTACAACAAAAGAAACTGCACCAAGTGCAGGCAGAATGGTAGACTATACACCTGGAGAAATAACTCCAGAATCTACAGAACCTACTGCACTTCAAAAAGTTATGACTATGGCTGATCAAAATAGACCAGAGCCAATAGATTATAGTCAAATTATAAGTGATGCGTATAAAGCAACTCAACCAACTTTTAAAGATCAATTAGTATCTACAGCAATGGATGTTGGTGGTAATATATTAACAAATTATGTTACTAAAAAAATGACAGGTGCAGCTGGTGATATTATAATTAATAATATGACACAACGTGTATTAGGAAAAACTTTATCTGGTTCATTAGCAGCAGCACAAAGTGGTTCAGCAATGACAGGGGCTTCAATGGTAAATCCATATACTATGGCAGCAGCTGCTTTAATGAGTAAACCAGGAAGAAAAGTTGTTAAGAAAGTAGTTAAAAAAGTTAAAAAAAAAGCTAAAGATGTTTGGGACTCTGTTACTGATGCTAGTGTTATCTGTACAGAATTAAATAGACAAGGTTTAATCTCAAATGAAGATTACAAAATTCATTGGGACTACACGATACATAAATGGAATAAAGATGAACTAAAAGGTTATTGGATATGGGCAATGCCAACTGCTAAAAAAATGAAAACAAATAAATTACTTACAAAATTTTGGCATCACATAATGAAATATAAAATTCAATATACAAAATATAATTTGGGAAAAGCTAAATTTACTTTAAAGGGATATATTTATAATTTATTAGTAGAACAAATAAGTTTATTAATTAGTAAATTTATTCCAAAGAAAAAAACTAAAGAGGTATTAGTATAATGGCAATAGATAGAACAGGTGCAACAATGACAGGTATGATAAATCAAAAACCTAATATACCACAAGCTCCAGATTTAAGTGCTATGAATCAGCAACCAGCACAACCTACACAAGCTCAAGTAACTCCCCCTGTAGCAGAATCCCAAGATGGTCCTTTAACTCAAAAATACCCAGGAGTAAAAAATTTAACTGATGAAGAGATAGATAGTTTAGACGCTGCTATGTCTCCATCTGTTAAAGAAGCATTAAGTAAAATCTTTCCAGACTTAGCACCAGTTATTGGTCAGCTTGGAACAGACGAACCTAATGTAATTTTTCCTTTGTCTACTGTAAAAAGATTTGCAATGCAAAGATATGGTGGAGAAAGTGAAGAAGAAGCTGTGCAAAATTTTATGGCTGATGTAATCAGTCCTGATCTTATGCAAGCTCAGATGGAAAACCAAAACAATGTGCCACCTGAAAATCAACCTACAGAAACAGCTGGGTTAATGCAACCTAATGAATCTGAAGAAATGATTAACAGCCCACAAAATATGGAGACAGCATAGAGCTACCCTTATCCATAAGGCACTCAACCTTAAGAGGAAAAAATAATGGAAAACAAAGAAAAAGAAACAGAAGTTTCTAATGAAAAAGAAATTGAAATTTCTAAACCTAAACTAGTTAAAAAACCAAAAGCAAAACTTTATAGTAAGACACGTGAAGAAACAGACGATGCTGAAACTGAAGCATTTGCCAGAGGTGAATTAGCAAAGTTTAATCGAGAAAAAGCAGAAACAGCAACCGTTCAAAAGGACACTGAAGCATCAGAAGAAATTGCAAGCTCAGATGGTAAAGCTACTCCTTCAACTGAACGCCCTGAAAATGCAGAAGACCGTGTCTTTAAGAAACGTTATGACGATTTGAAAAGACACTATGATTCTACACTCGGAAAGCATAAAGATGAAGTTCGTAATTTAAGAACTCAACTTGAACAATCAACTAAACAGTTTGTTCCACCTAAGTCTAAAGAAGAACTAGAGGCTTGGAGAAAAGAGTATCCTGACGTTTATGATATGGTTGAAACTATAGCTATAACACGAGCAGATACTAGAGCAAAAGAGATGGAGGATAAATACCAAAATCTTCAAGTTCAACAAGAACAAATTGCTAAAGAAAAAGCTGAAGTAGAACTTTTAAAAATGCATCCTGATTTTAATGAACTTCGTTCTAAAGATGATTTTCATGAATGGGCTGCAAAACAAGATCCTGTGATTCAAGATTGGTTGTATGAAAATACAAGTAATGCTTCACTAGCTGCTAGAGCACTTGATCTATATAAAATGGATAAAGGACTTGGTAAGTATAGTAAGAAAGAAGAAAAGGATATTAAAAAAGAAGCTGCTAAAGTTGTTAGTAAAACTAAAAAAGCTGAAGCATCAGATGCTCCTACAAAGAAAATCTGGTCTAACGCTGAAATTAGTAAAATGACTGTTAATGAGTATGCGAAATACGAAGAAGAAATCGATAAAGCTGTAAGAGAAGGTAGAATCCAACCTTAACAATAATAACTATATAATCGGAGACAAACACTATGGCTACTATGGGACTAGCGTCTGGTTATCAAAATTTACCTTCGGGAAATTGGGTACCAGCGGTATATAGTCAAAAGGTTCAAAAATTTTTCAGACGTGCATCAGTTGTTGAAGATATTACTAACACTGATTACGCTGGAGAAATTGAAAATTTTGGCGACACGGTAAATATCGTGAAAGAGCCTTCAATTACTGTAAGTGATTATGCGAGAGGTCAAACTGTAAACACACAAACTTTGGCAGATGATAAGTTACAACTTACTGTCGACCAAGGTTCATACTTTGCGTTTAAAGTAGACGATATCGAAGAAAGACAATCACATGTAAATTGGGAAGCTCTTGCAACTTCTTCAGGTGCTTATTCACTTAAGAGAAACTATGACTACAATGTTTTAAAAAACATTTATGACAACGCTTCAACATCAGCTGCGAACACTGGAACAGATGGTTCGCCAATTGATGGAGATGCTGCGACAGATACATTAGCAGATGTTATATCAGCTGCTAAGACAGTTCTTGATGGTAATGATGTACCAGAAGAAAACAGATGGTTCGTTGCACCACCAGCTTTTTACAAGCAATTAAGAAAAGCAGGTGCTAAAATTATGGACCAATCAGTAATGAATGATGGTTCTGCATCTTCTATGAGAAATGGTATGGTAACAGATAGACCTTTATTTGGGTTTAGACTTTACTCTACAAACGCAATTGCGGTTTCAAGTGGAGCAGCTTCATCTAAAACTTTTGGATCAGCAGGTTCCTC